CACCGGGTCCACCGGGTCCACCGGGTCCACCGGGTCCACCGGGTCCACCGTTAAATACGCTCAAATTGTTGACTTGTTGAACCGTGTTCGTATTGCTGTCACCAGTCACGCTCGGACCACCAGTTACGCCCGTGCCACCAGTTACGCCCGTGCCACCAGTTACGCCAGTGCCGCCAGTTCCGCCCGGGCCGCCAGTGCCGCCACCAGACCCGGAGCCACCGGGTCCGGCTGTGCTAATTCCACCTGCGCCGCCCGCACCTTGTGTCCCGCTTGCACCCGTGCCGCCGGGCGCACCCGTGCCGCCGGGCGCACCCGTGCCACCAGTTGCGCCGGGGGCGCCGTTGATTGGCGCATTAAACGTAATGAGCAGCTGCGCCCCGGCGTTCCATCCTGACCCTGTGCGCACCGCTGGTGTAGCCACGCTCGTCGAACCCATTGGACTGCCAAACGTCACGTGCACTTTCACCGGATCGACGGGGTTGCCCGCGGCCGTGCGTATGTTGTGATTATTGCCGCCCGCAGGTGCGAGCACAATCACGCGCTGTGGGATCATTGCCAACATTACGCGACACCTCTGATATAACTGCCGTAAAGATTCGTGCCGTCCGAGATGAACGAAATGACGTCACGCGCACCAGCGGCTGTTGATAACACTGGTGCAGCGCCGCCGGGCCATTTAAATACAGCGGGCCATGTGATGTTAAATCCACCAGCGCCACCTTGAATGACATGTAGCACGTAGGTTCCGACCTGCAGATTGCTTGGTGAACCCATGGTGCGTGTCGCACCGATCGTAACGGTTGCGACGGATCCCGAGTTTGTATTCCACGCAATTGTGGCCGCGTCAGTCAGCGTCTGCGCGCTGTAATTCGGATTGGTCAGTGTCGGATTGACACTCAACACGTTGTTGCCTGAGCCCGTCGAGCTGGTGACACCCGTGCCGCCGCGAGCGACCGACAAGGTGCCTGTGGTTCCGGTGATGATCGGCAGGCTGGTTCCGTTGCTCAGGTTCACGCTGGACGGAGTGCCTAGCGCACCGTTGACGTAGATCACCGTGCCGCCTGCGCCGAATGCGATCGACGCCGCATCCGTTCCGGTAAACGTCAGTGAGTTTGAGCAGGTGAGTGTTTTGCCGTCTGCGATCGCCAGTGTGGCACCGGTAGCCGGCGGGGTAATCGCCAGTTTGTTCACCGAGGTTGCTGTTGCAACACCTATATTTGGCGTGGTCAACGTCGGCGACACAGCACGCAACGGAGCACCCGATCCTTCGGCAGCGGTCCACACTGGCAGAGCGGATGCGCCACCACCAACAAGAATCTGTGTCGTCAGGCCAGCGGCCAATGTCTGATGAGCACCCGTTGCCGTCGTGCCGGCCGCGATCAGGCCATAAGCCGTAGTGCTCGTCGTCCGGCCGGTGCCGCCGTTGGCCACAGCGACGGTGCCTGTGACATTGGCCGCGGTGCCAGAGACGTTGCCGGTCACATTACCGGTCATCGTTGTGATGGTGGCCGCTGTGATCGTTCCTGATATGGATCCGGAGACGGTTGGGTTGGTCAGTGTCGGTGTGGTCAGCGATGCGGACGTTGCGCGCACGGGAGCGCCGGATCCAGTCGCAGCCGTCCAGACCGGCAGAGCTGACACGCCGCCGCCAACAAGGATCTCGGTCGTCAGACCAGCGGCGAGGGTTTGATGTGCACCTGTAGCCGTGGTGCCTGCTGCGATGATGCCATAAGCAGTCGTGCTGGTTGCACGGCCAGTACCGCCGTTAGCGACAGGCAGGTTGTTTGTAACTTGCGACGTGAGATCGATCGCCGAGAGTGAACCACCCAACGTGATGTTGCCCGACGCAGTAACCGTGCCGCTCAACGTCAACCCCTGCACAGTGCCCGTGCCGGTGACCGATGTAACTGTGCCACCCGCCAACGTGGATGTCACTGTAATAGAGCCCGCGCCGTTGGTGATGGAGATGCCGTCGCCTGCAATCAATGTAGCCTTGACCAGCGTGCCGCCGGTTGTATTTCCGATCAGCAGTTGACCGTCTGTATACGTTGTCTGACCGGTGCCGCCGTTGGCCACAGCGACGGTGCCTGTGACATTGGCCGCGGTGCCAGAGACGTTGCCGGTCACATTGCCGACCACGTCACCTGTCATCGTCGTGATCGAAGCCGATGTGATAGTGCCTGAAACAATGCCTGTAATCGTCGGTGCAGTCAGCGTCTTGTTGGTCAGCGTCTGCACGCTGGTCAGCTGAGCGATTTCCGCCGGAAACGTCGGCGTGCCACCAATAGTGTATGTGCCGGTTATCGTGCCGCTGAATACGGGCGTGGTGATTGTCGGTGATGTTGACAGCACTACGCTGACAGATCCGGTCGAGCTCGTAACGCCTGTGCCGCCACGAAGCACAGGAAGTGTCCCGACAGTGCCTGTGTCAATCAGAAGCCCTGTTGCGTTAGTGAGTGTCGCGGTTAATGGTGTGCCGAGATTGCCGCCGTTGTAGAGCACCGTGCCGCCAGTGCCGAAGGCGACTGACGAAGCATCCGTGCCAGTAAAGGTTAAGGTATTCGACGCGGTCAGCGTCTTACCTTCTGCGATCGTCAACGTTGCATTGGTTGCCGGTGCCGTGACGGTGAGCTTGTTCAACGTCGTTACAGTCGTTACACCGAGGGTGGACGCACCGGCACCAAGCGTGCCGGTCGTGGTCAGGTTTTCATTGTCGAACGAAATCCCGCCAGTGGTTGATGTGATACTGCCGTTGGCTAGTATCAACGTGCTACTTACCGTGTGCGTGCCGCTGGCGATTGTTCCGGTCGTGGTCAGGTTTTCATTGCTGAACGAGATTGTGCCGGACGCCGAGGTGATGCTGCCGGTGCTGATCACTATATCCGAGCTGACAGTGATCGCGCCACTGGCCAACGTGCCCGACGTAGTCAGGTTAGCCGTGCCAAACGTAAGAGAGCCTGTGCCTGAAGATATGCTGCCGATCGACAGAGCAAGACTACCGCCAAGCGTTAGCGACGTGCCGGTCGCAACGCCAATGTTAGGCGTCACCAGTGTCGGCGAGGTCGCAAAGACACTCACGCCAGTTCCGGTCTTGTCGCTGAGTGATGCCAGCAACTCAGCAGAACTCATGCTCGATACCAGTGTGCTATACACACGACCGCTGGTCGGCAGCGTAACCGAAGTTGCCGCGGTCAGCGTAAGCGTCAAATTAAACGCGCTGATCGCCAGATTGGCAGGTAGCGATAACGTGCCGGCGCTGGTTGTCATTCGATCCGCGCCGGGCGCAATAAGGACCACCTTGTTTGCGTTACCAGAAAGATCAGGCATCTTCGCGCTGAGCGAAGTTTCAATAAGTTCGAACTCGGCGCGCGCTGCAGCAGAGCTACCGGCAGCACCTTGCGACGGATAAGTTGAGTGTGAATAATATTCGTTGATCATCTTGTCACCTTATCCGTGTGCGTGGAGTGAAATGCAGTAACGCACCTGTTATCGTAAAAGGACCGAACTCATCGCTGTTGCCGGTGATGGCGATGGCAATGTTTTCGGCCGTTCCCTCGAGGGCGAATTCCTTCGGGATCAGTGTTTGACCGTCCCAGAAAAACTCGTCCCATATGAAACTGTCCCAAAATGCAGCAGCAAAACCAGTGTCGGTCGTGACAGACTGTGGCTGCGACAGCGACGCACTGTTATATCCGAGCTGATATCCAACGGTCATCTCGCCATAGCTTTGACCAGACACCTCGAGGACGAGCTTTCGCCAGCGCTTGTTTAGCTGGGGCGACTTCTGATTGTTGTAGGCCAGTGTCAGCGTATAGACGATCGGCTCACCGTCATGACTCGTCCCTTTTTCCATCTGGTAAACGAACCCGTTGTCGGACCCAAAGAACACGACCTCATCGCCGCCCGTATCTTCAGTAGAGTGAATAACCGACACGACATGCGCGTAGCCGACCGGCATCATGCCGACCAGCTTGTTGCCGTTCATCGTTATATGCAGCCCCTGTTTGTCGCTGAAGAAAAGTCGGTATTGATTTTTCTCACGTATACGGCAGGAGGATATTGCCAGCGTCCGTTGCGCACGCACAAAAGGCTGAATCAAATTACTTATCGTGTTGTGCGCAAAGTTTCCGTAGTTCTGACTGGTGCCGATGTATGTCACACCGCGATCGTCTAGGGCCAACGACCCGCTCAGATGCTGCATCGTGTATGCAATAGCACCTGCGTCTGGTTGCAATACGACCAGATTCCAATCCGCGGAGTCGTTGCCATAAAGCACGAAAGCGCGGTTCCTTGTTGATATCAGCAGCGCACTCGTTGTCACATCGCCGGGCTGCACCATATATCCGGTGATCGTATCTCCGACTGCAATTTCCGATGCGCCGAAGACAGCTGAAAAAACATACGGTGCGCCCGGGGCGCTATGTTGACTTGACGCGCCGAAGGCAAAAAACAATTGTTCAGAATGCGCAACAACAAACGACGGGGTGTCAACAGGAACGCCGGTATTGATCGGAACAAACACTGTGCCGTCGAACTCGAATCCTCGATGCACACCGCTCGCACCATAGACGCGGGTCGTGTTCGCGGCGCCACCAAAGTTATGAATGTCAAACTCGTAGCGGCCGTTTGGTGCGAGAGTTATTGTTGCGCTGTTGGCTGCGATCGTGGCGACATTTAGATTGGCACCGACGTCTATGTTTTCAGCAACGAAGGTGCCGGTTTGTGACGCGAAGATCAAACTACCCACCGCATCACCAGCCGCCCACGAGCCAGTCTCGGCCGCAACCCTCGTCACGACTGCGGTAGCACCGCTGGTCGCTCCGGTGATGGTGTCGCCCTCGGCTATCTCATACGTGCCGCCACTCGTAAACGGCAGCTCTCTGCCCAACGGAACTGCAACCCACCCTGCCGCTGATGATTTATAAAGCTCGGCAGCCAGCCCGGCTAGGTTGTTGCGAAAAGCGTAAGTCACATTCTTGTATCGAACGACACCCAGAATGCCACCGGATCCGGGCACCTCAAGAATGTCCGCGCGGTATTGATCCGCGGCCAGATTTTTAAACGTAGCCTCGAGTGCCGAGGTTGGGGCGCCACCTGCATACTGCGCGCCAGTCGCGACGCCACCTCCGCCGTTTAGCGTTTCTGCCTCGAATGTTCCGGCGGTTTTAGTTACTATAATTCCAGCGTCTGTCTGCGCGATATAGACAGCAGTCGCTCCGCTGTTGGCGCCAGTGACGGGATCACCCTGCGCCCATGTCCCGATCGTGCTGCACGGGATCGTGTCGAACAGCGCCATGCTCGGAGATGCCTGCCCGTCATAACGCTCATACCCGGTGGTGCGGGCGTAACCGCCGTTGATGTCGCACTCAAAGTTCAATACGCTGATTGCGTAGCCCGGCGGCATCGTGAGCGGTGGGGTGGTTAGATTGAGTCCACCCTTCAGCGCGAAGTAATCCATCCGAACAGGAACGGATGGCAGTTCTCTCATGCCAGCGCCCCACCAGTGGTCCACCGCGGCAGCTGCTGTCGCTCCAGTTTGTTCTCTACACGAGTGTGCTCGTCCTTGAAGCTCGCATATATCTCGGGTGCCGCCTCGTTCACCGCATACTTTTTCAGCGCGCGGTAGACAATGGCCATGTGAAAATCTTCTGGCAGACCGATCGGCACGTCAGCATCGATCGTCATCGACGATCCTGAGCTCCAGTATTCGCCGACAAGTGTGTAGTCGTCATCGGGCAGCGGACCGAACCCTAGTCGATCAGTCGGCTTGATGGTGATTGAATTCGGCCGGCTGGGCGTGCGCACGCCGTAGTCCCATACGTCGCGCCACGTGTTGTAAGACAGGCATGTGAGGAACTGCTCGTCCGCGATGCCGGCGGATGTGCGATAGAGACGGAACGATCCTTCAATCCATTTGGCAAAATCAGTGATGCCCGCAACGCTCGCCGCGTAATCATTGCTTGCAGCGCTGATAGGCATCGTGAAGTCTTTACGCTTCCACCGCCAGTCATCGTGCTTCAGCTGCAGGTCGCGCCACGCATCGTTGGTCCAGTTGACAACGTTTGCAAGCTGGCCGACCTGATTAGTTACTGTCGATGGCGTGTTGATACCGCCGGCAATGCCGCCAGCCTCCTGTCGCACACGCTGACACAGCTGAAGAAAGTTCATGGCGTTTCCTTCAATTTCAATCGCAACGCTTCGCGTTGATCAGGCGTAAGTGTGTTTAAGCTCACGATCGCCGCAGCTGCTGCCTTGCGCTTACGAAGCTCTGCTTCTATCGCAAGGCGCTCGGTTCGCAGATCTTGTATCTGGCCGGCTGTGTTGCGAAAGCGGGTCAGCAGCTGCGGCGTCGTGAAGCTCGAAATGTCCATGTTTATCCTTCGTTGAGAACCGACCGCAGCCAATCAGCGCCACGCGGATGCGGGTCGTTCATAACACTGAACGGATAGCGCAGACCGGTATGTTGATCGTAGACAACATCACGACCACCCTCGCTTGACGTAACCTCGCGATGGGTGAATGTCGTCGGCTTCAGTCGCGCGAGCAGGTCCACGAAACGACGCTTCACTTTCTTGCGTTCGTTGCGACGGAACACTTCGCGTTGACCGTTGATGAAGAGCTCGAATATCTGCTCGGCGTTTTTGTCTTGCACCGAGTGAATGTGCACATCGATCTCTTCGTTCATGAATGCCATCATCGCCATCTTTTCAGAATCCAGATGCGCCATCGGCCGGTCGACAGGCTCGATGACCGCCGGTGAAATTGCTTCACGTGCATCGCCGGTGCTCTTAACAACACGCGGCGCGTCTTGTCCGATTGTCTGCTCCATCGGCTCAAATATGTTTGATGGCGCAACGTTCGGTGTTGATGTTGCTTTGAATTTACGGGGCATGCTCGTCTCCTAATGGGTAAGGGCAGGGCAGCACAATTGCCGCCCTGTTTGTTCAGCTACATAGATCAGCTCACGGTCGTCATGGTGATTGCATCGAACAAGGAACACTTGGCCGACGAGAACCAGTTCACACCATCACTGTGCAGCTCGACAACGTCACCTGCTACTGCTTTGGCGCTGACGAAGCTGATGGTGTCTGCACCTGACGTCTCGATGTCACCATCACCAGCCGCGTTCAAGTCCGCAGACAGAACATGACCCTTGATGATGTTGGCCGAGTTTGCCGTGACGATCGTGTAGTCAGCGCCCGAAGGTGCAGCTTTCACGATGAAACGGAATGACAGGCCGAGGGCCGGCATGGGCAAGGTGGTTGCGAACTCGGCTGCGGCGTTCAGGTAGAACGTCTTGCCACTGTCCTCGGCCTTCAGTGTTTTTGCAGCTACCAGCTCAACAGCAGCCGGGTTGAAAAAGCCTTGCGATTTGTCGCCGTTCTCGGACCGAATGCTTGCGCCCTTTTGAAGAACAGCTTCGTTGCCGATAACGACACGGCTGAAACGACGTTGAAGTAAGCTCATGATATTTCCTTTATTAGATCAACCAACCCCCGAAGGGGCTGGCCGATATTTATAAAACAACCGTTGACTTACGAGGCGAGCGGTGCGGTCGGCATGCCGGCTGCAAAGTCGTAGTAGGTCGACGTAACACTTGCTGCGTCCAACTCTGTGGTGCCCGCGGTGAACGTTGCTGAGCCGGCCGTGACGACCTTTACAGCACCAACCGGGCACAGACCAGCAGGAACCGTCGGCCAGTCCAGAACCTTGGTTCCGTTGGTCAGGTCGGCGGTCAGCTGCTCAGTGCCTTTGACGGTTGAGTAAGTGCCGCTGCTATTGATGCACACCAGATACAGGCATGTGCTCAGCAACCCTTGGACAGCGGCTGCAGTGAGCGGCACGTCGGTGGCAGCTTCGGCCTTGTGATAAGCAAGACCGTCGATACCAAACTCCAGACCGGCGCCGTTAGGTGCCGCGGTGCCGAAGCCAGTCTTGGCGCCGTCACCGATTTGAAGCCCGGCTTTGGACAGCATGCCGGTAAAGCCGTTTTGAATGCGATGCGAAAACATAGTGGTTCTCCTTGAATGAAAATTAAGCTACGTGATGATCCGGCAACTACCGATTACGCCAGTTCTTTCACGCCCGCTTCGATGACGCCGATCCAGCCGTTGTTCGCCACAAGCACGGCGGACCAGAAGCTGGCACCGACGTAACCGCGTTGACCGAACGGATCTTCCTTCGTCTTCTGCTTGTGCGGAATGTGCGTCAGGTCGAACGGGCTGTCGCCTTTCAGCGCGATATCGAACACGCCGTCCTCGCAACATACGATGTGCGGATACACGTCGACGTTGGCTGTGCCGACCAGACCCGTAGCGGCAACAGCAGCGCCGGCAGCGGGATACGGGGCCAGTTCGGGTGACACGATGAAGCGGAAGCGCTCACATGAGCCAATCTCGTTTTCATTCAGCATCGAGCGCTGACCGTATTTCGCAACAGGCACGAAGCCCGGCAGCTCGCGAATGTCCGGCTCGCAATCGGTGTGGCAGAACACCACGAAGCCCGCTTCGATCGCGGAGGTGTCGTATGCCGGTCCCGGGGCGAGGATCTTGTTTTTCATCTTGGCGTGGTTTGCCAAGAGAGTCTTCGCCATGTTGCGCAGGTTGTTCAGCGAGATCGCTTCGTCAACCGTGGGACGGGTGGTGCCACCTGCATACAGAACGTTCGTGGCGGCTTTCATGGAGCCATAACGAATCATCTCGCGCACAAGGCCCATGCGCTCGGCGGTCTGGATCTTCTGATCGCCCGGGATGTCGTCTTCATAGAGCTCGGCCGCTTTGTCCGTGTAGGCGTAGAGCACGGCGTATTGCTGAATGGCGACGTTGACATCCTGATAGGTCAGGGTCGTTGCAACCGGAGTCACACCTTCAGACACCGCATGCGCGGCGGCCGTGACGGACCAGCGGTTGATGGTGTTGGCATTTGTCGTGCTGCCACCGGTGGGGATCACGCGACGATAGGAGATGTTGTCGCCTTGACGACGGGGCATCTTCTTCATCGAGCAACCCATTGCAAGAACTTCGAACGGCTCAGCGTGAGCAAGCATCTCGCCCTTGATCTCGTTGATCCGGCCCTCTTGGGTCGTATATTTTTGAACAGTCATGATTTTCCTTTATGCGCGCTTCAGCTTCCGGACTTTTTCATAGCCAACGGAAAGGCCTGCGCTGTCGGGTAATTTTGCCGACGCCGGAACACCGTCACCTTTGGGGGTGATCGCTGCTTCGAGTCGACTCGTTTTTGCTGCCTTTGCTACCTTTGCCTTCTCACGCCATGCCTTGAATTCATTCAGGCCTTTCGACACGATCTGGGCATTCCACGTATTGTTAAATTGCGTGCGGAACGCTTCGTCCTTGCTGGTCAGCCATTCCTTGTATTCCGGAGTCGTGCGCACAGTAACGTAGTCGGGGTGATCGAACTTCAAGAGCTCGATCGCATCCAGCTGCCGTTGCTTTGCTATCCCTTCGTTTAGTGCAGAAGTGATATCAACCGCCGGGCTACTTGCCGCCGCAGGGCGATGCGCGCTGATAACTTTCAGCACGTTCACCAGCGGACCCGCGAGTTCCGGGTATTCCTTCGCGACGTCTTCGGCAGACTTCAGAGCAGCATCAACTTCAGCACTGGACGTGCCGCCTTTGGGTTGCTCTTGCAGCTGCTTCAACGCGCGCTGGATGTTCCCCAGTTCTCCGTAGATCTTCCGGACGCTTGCGGGAGTTTCATTGAGGACGTCGACCTTTGCGGCCAGCTCGCTGATGATCTCGTCCACGTTAGGCTTTGCCGGTTCCGCCGGTGTGGCGGGCTCAGCTGCCGTAACAGGTTCTGCTTCATCAGTTGCAACTACCGGTGCGTCAGTCTCGACCTCGCCTTTGTCATCGGACGTAACTTCGTCCACGACCGGTTCGGCTTTGACTTCAACGTCTGGTTCGATGTGTCGCTGCCGTTTGTAGCCAGCGGTCATCGATGCCATTGCGGCAGATGCGTTGTCGTCCTCGTTTTCCACTTCGCTTACGCTTTTCTCAGTCATAACAACATCTCCGTTTCAGCATGCCCGTGAGGGCTCTTCGGTAGAGGGCAGGCTCATCGCCCGGCGTCCACCACTATTCCCCGGGGTGCTCTCGCAACGCGGAGGAATACTTTGAGCTCGTCAATGCGGCCACGAATCTTTGCCGTCTCAACGTCGCCCTTATCTTTTTCAAGCTCAATGCGCAACGACTCGATACGTCGTTCCATGTATGCCTCGACCTTCACCCATGCGGATGATCCGAGCTCGGCTGCATTGAGCAATGGTTCGTTCATTTTTGAAACGCCTGTCCGTTAGGTGCTCGACCCGGCGGCTCTATCGCCGCATGCGCCACCTCTTTCGCGGCCATTGCATTGCTTGCCGCGGCGAGCTCTTTCTGGGTGCGCAGCTCGAGCGCCGTTTCGGTAAGACTGGCCTTCACCTGATCCAGCGTGATCTGCCTCGTGTTGGCATACAGCAGCAGCGCCAGCTCGCGCTTGACTGCGAGCTCCTTCATGCGACCCTCGTGCTCGCTCTGCGTGCGGGCAGTCTCGGCCTCGACGTAAGTGAGATCGCGATCGGTATCGTTCTGCACTTTCTCCATCTCCACCTGCAGCTTCTGCGCGGTGGTCTTCTCTGTGCTGGCGAGCTTCTTCTCGTCGACGGCGGCACGGATCTTGGCGACCTCGAGCTGTGGCGGTGCCGGCGGCGGCGTTGCGTCGAGCTTGGCCTGCTCCTCTTCGGTGTAGTTGAATGTCTCCGGATCGAAGCGACGCGACTTAAGATACTCGTTCATCGCTTTCTTCGGGTTCTTGCCGAATGCAGGATTCAACGTCATGCCGACGATCTGTGTGAGCTCCATGCTCTGCGCGTCACGCTCGACCAACGCACTCGATCCGCGCGCTTGCACGAACAGGTCACCCTTCTCGTCCAGGTCTTCCCCGTAATACATGAGCCAGTCGTAGTATCGATCGACGTGCGGCAACGTCAGGTCGTTGTCGAAATGCCGCGCAACGCGACGCAACACCGAGGTGCCGTTGTTGTTGAGTATCTGCATGCCGCCCACGGTGTCCGGCGCCTGACCCTGCTGACCCTGCAGCAGCATAGGCATGCCTGTGCAGTCCTCGGCCATCTTCATGCCGAGCATGATGATTGCCTCTAGTTCTTTTTGCAGCATCGGAATGACGATAGCTTTCATGTCCTGATCGACAGGGCGATCGTCACTCTCCTGATCACGGACCCAGATCTTGCGCGGCCGTATCTCCCAAATGCCATCTTGCGGGGATATGCCGCGGCCCAAGATCAACATCGGGCCGGCGCCCAGACCTGCGTTGTCCATCATGTTTCGCGTCGCAGCAACTACCATGCGTTGCGGCGTGCGCATCTGGCGCGAAACGCCTACACCGGTCCAGCTGTTCTTGCGGCGCTTCCAGCGAATAACGTCATAGGGAAACTCGCCGGTGTCCAGCGGATTGAGCGCTGCACGTATCACGCGATCGTTGACCATCGTGATCAGCACGTCATGTTTTTTCTTGCTGCCGTCGCACACGCATCCGGCAGCCTCGAGCTCCTCGCTGTCGATCTGCCCGTGGAAATACCAGATCTCAAAGCTGCGCGTCCTTTTGTTCTTCACATCAGGCAGCTGCTTGCCGCCACCGACGTAAGCTGCCGGACCCTCGTCAAGGCAGAGATCGATCTGCTCGTCGATGTATCCCGGCAATCCCTTGAGCGCCTCGATCTTCTTCGGCGTTAATGTGTCTTTTTCCCATATGTAACTGCCGTTATGAATGGACTCACCGCATGCTGGATCAGGGAACAAATTCCAGTAGCTGATGTGGGTCGTGGCCGGATTGATCTCGACCGTCGTGGTGAGCATGGCGCCGCCGTTCGGGTCAGAGCTCCATGTCGTGCGTTGACGCTTGACCGGGCACGGACCCTTGATAACACCCGTGCCCACCTTGGCGCAGTCATCGAATGCGGTGCGCACCTTGCCGATATAGTCGCACTCGGTCAGCCAGTCATCGATGCGATCTTGCGCCTTGTCCGTGCGGCGACGGGCCTCGGCTTTGGTTTCGGCTATTTTCTTACGCAGCTCCTCTTCCGGCATCTCGGTCCCATCAGCCAGCTTGATCATGCGAGGCGGTGCCTGTGGGGGTGCTGGTGGCGCTTGCGGCTGCGCGGACAGGGGATTGGGTGCCGGGTTGGCCGGCGCTGCAGCAGCGGGCTGTGCCGCAAGTAAACCGGGTGCCCCGCCAGCCGGCGACTGCTGACTCAACGGAGGAGGAAAGGCGGCAGGTCCGGAAGGAACCGGGACCGGAGGCGGGGCATTCGGTGTTGACGACAACGCGTCTTCGAGCCCCGACAGCTCAGGGATCGGCGTCGGCTCTAGCGAGAAGTTGCGGTCGTCCGTCGGAAGCAGCATGTCGCCAATGCGAGCAGCTGCTGCGTCAACGTAAGGCTGGGTAATGTTCGGGAATACGGTCGACTTCAGCGCCGCGCCGTCAGCTCCGGACGGGCGGACAGGCTGCCCTGCTGTCGGTGGCTTGTCGATGCTTCCGGATAGCTCATCACGGTTCGCATCGTCGATGCCCATGTAGAACTCTTCGTCTTCCGTCCATATCCCTTCGATACCGGAATTGGCGCGCGCATCGATCGCGTCCTGACGTTTTCCAGACAAGGTGATACCCAACGCATCCAGTATTTCGATGCGCCGGGCATTGTCTTCACCGTCCAGCTGTTCGTTCTCTTCTTGTTGCATAGATCCAGCGCCTCCCGGCGTTAGGGTCTTAACTCGCATTATGGCAGCCAAACCTCGACTGTCAATCCATGTTCATCGACGGTCGCGCCGCCTCGCTCTTACGATCCATTCCGAGGCTGGCGTCGATGGTGGTGCGCGACCGCTGTTGCCAACAGGAATACCTGTGAAATCCAACATACCCCGGAAACCCTCACCAGCGACTGGCGGCACGCCCGTGTTGCCTACCGGGTAGCCGACCCAGTCGAAGCCGCCGTGTAGTCCCTCAGCCATCAGACCGTGTCCAGCTCATTGATCGGATTCAGCCCGGCAGACCCCGTCACAGCCTGTGTGCCGATCGTTGTGGTGTCGTCTTCCTCATACACGTTCAGCGTGCTGGCTGCGATGTTCCAGCGGTTCACCAGCTTGGCCATCATGCCCAGACCCGAGCGGAACGCCACCCCATCCCCGTCACTCGAGGTGCGGATGGCAGCGAAGCCGCGACGCCAGTTGTGGTCAGCGATCTTGTTGCCGGCGGCGGCGCTCACAGCCGCGGCGCTGATCCAGTCGGTGGGCGCTGCCGGGAGCGTGACGGCCGCCGTCACCGAGCCTACCGATCCGCTAAGGTTGCCAGTCCACGTGCCGGTGTTGTTGAACGTCTGGGTGCCCGACAGGTTGTAGCCCGTCTTGCCGATGTTCCAGTCACCCTTGCCGTTGAGCGCACCCGCGGTGATCCCGGCAGCCGTAAGCCACCCGGCGGGGATACTCGGCAGGTTGGTAAGGGTCGTCACGGTGCCTACGGTGGTCACAGTGCTCACGGCGCCGGCAGACGTGGTGATGGCCCCGCCCGACACGATCGCGGTCGCTGCAATGTCGTTGAAGCCCGTCACACCCACACCCTTGGCCAGCACGATGTTGGTGCCAGCAGTCAGCAGACGGACAGCCGTGCCCCAGACCTTATCGGCCGCAGCTTGCGTGATGTCAACCAGACCACCAGCCGTGATGCTGAGCGCGCTGAAGTTCGTCGGGAACGCCTGCGTCAGCGTGTAGCCCGTCTTGCCGATGTTCCAGTTGCCTTTACCATTGAGCGCTGCGGCTGCAATGCCCGCGGCTGTGATCCAGTTCGACGGGATCGTCGGCAGCGTGATGGCCGTCGTCACTGATCCGACAGAGCCCGTGACGTTGCCGGTCCACGTGCCGGTGTTGTTGAATGTCTGGGTGCCCGAGAGTGCGTAGCCCGTCTTGTCCGACACGGTGCCTGCGGTCACAGCGCCACCGCCGGTAATGGCCAGTGACGCAAAGTTCGTCGGGAACGCCTGCGTCAGCGTGTAACCGGTCTTGCCGATGTTCCAGTCACCCTTGCCGTTGAGCGCGCCCGCAACGATCGACGCCGCGGTGATCACGTTCGCATCTATGTCAGACACACGAACACTGTATGCGGGGTAAATATTGATCTCACTGGTTGCGTCTGGGTTGGTAACCCACGGGGTCGCAACAGTCGCCACGCGAGTTGATCCGACATACGTATCTACCCGACGAGCTTGCCCGGCACCAGCGCCACCGTGGATGATGATAAGCGCAGGTTTGTAGAAGTCATCCAGCGCGCTCGCATCGCTGCTCAGCGTGATCGTGCTCGTAGCACCTGCCGTCGCCATACCAGAGTAAAGAATGTCGTTCGATTCGTGCGCATAGCCGACTGAAATCTGGTCGACGTAGGTATTGCATGTCGTCAATCCCGTGTTGTAAACCCGGATGCGAACGAGTCCTGCGTTTGCGCCAGAGCCAACCATGCTGCTGAACAGCAGCCCCGTGAATATTGAATCCGATGTTCCGTTGGTCCCGACAATCAACGCTACTTGCACCCACGTCGTATCGCTCCACCGATAACCCATGATCCGGATGTTGTCGTTGTTGCTGGTGGAACGCCCGGTGATGCTGACCGACACCGGCGAGTTGCTGCTGCCGATGTTGAATTCATAATACGCATCGAGCGTCCCTGCGGAATCCTGCAGCTGGTGATACGTCTGTTCCACACCGAACGTGTCGGTATAGGTTCCGCTTGCTACGGTCCCTGTGGTCAGCGTGAACCCGGACGCCAGTTTGTTCAGCGCAGAGCTCGTGGACACAACCGCTATGCTGGACACCGTAGCGTCAAGGTTGTTGCCGATGATGTAGCCTGCGCTTCCGGCGCCGTATGCACCCGGCAGCGCGGTCGTCCACGGATCACCCGCAGCGCCAGCCGCATTCAATGCGTTACCGGTGGTGCCTGCCGTCAGGTGACCTGATAACACTTCGTCCCACACCGCATCAGCAACAGCCGCTGCAGTAGGCGCCGTCGCTCCCGATACCGGCGCGTCGAGATTGGTTTCGATCAGCTCGCCATACGTGCCCGCAGTACCGTAGCTGGCGGTCAAAGCGTTCCATACCGCGTCAGCAGTCTGCGCACCGGACAGATCAGTGAAGCCTGTTACGCCTACACCTTTGGCCAACACGATGTTGGTGCCAGCGGTGAGCACGCGCGTCGTGGTGCCCCATACTTTATCGGCACCGACTTGCGTGATGCCGACGTCGTTGGTGACGCTGGTGATGCTACCGGCGATGTTCGCCGTCTGGTTACCCAGTCCTGTGGTGGCCGTCAGCGTGTAACCGGTCTTGCCGATGTTCCAGTCACCCTTGCCGTTGAGCGCTGAGGCTGCGATGCCTGCTGCGGTTAGCCAGCCTGCTGTAATCGCCGGAAGGTTGGTCAGCGTCGTGACCGTCGATATCGTGCCTGTGATGTTCGCCGTCTGGTTACCCAGTCCTGTGGTGGCCGTCAGCGTGTAACCGGTCTTGCCGATGTTCCAGTCACCCTTGCCGTTGAGCGCTGAGGCTGCGATGCCTGCTGCGGTGATCACGTTCGCACCGATCGCGCTGACTGTGATACCGGTCGCCGCGGTGATGTTGGTCGGCGTGGCCAAGTCGTCATTGGTCCGCGCGTTCACCTTAAACTGAAGATTCGCACGTTTAGCACTTGCATGGCTGATCGATATAGACAGCGCGCCCAGTGTGTCGGAGTGCGCTGTCGACAGTGGCAACGAATACCAGCCGTTCTCCATCTCGGTAATCGTCACCGTCATCGCGGCGAACGCACCACCGTTCTTGCTGATACGTTTTGTGAACTCGGCATCAACCAGCCCAGTAACACCGTCCCCGTTCACGTCATGCGCGAAGAACGGCCAAGTGATGGCGGTCGACTGTTTGATGTCAATCATTTATCCGATCCTTCCGAAGATTCGTGCGAAGACCATGCTGACGATTGGCTTCAACTGAGAAACCAATACGCTAGATGGCGGCCCGCCACCAGACAGGGACACATCAAATGTCGGAGTTCCGTTATCTCTAAGTGCGACGTCAAATGCCATTACACGGCCACTCCATCGTCAGACCGCCCGATGAGGGTGCCGCTCTCGCGAGCCTCAACGAATAGCAACGATGCGTTGTCATACCACGTCATCGAATAGGCACCGTTGCCAGAGCGTGACGTGGATGCCACCGTCGTGCCAGCAGCCGATGCCCCGACTTCATCCTTGTAATGCGCAGCTATGTTCACAGTGCCGCCAGCGCTTCCGGTGATGTCTCCCGCGACGGTGTAAGTGATGCTGTGATACGTGAGCATCAGGTCCATCTGCCACATGGCGCAGGAATTCACGTTGCAGTCGTAGCGGTAGTTGCGGGCCGTCTCCACATTGAGGCGGCTGGTATCAGGATCATTCGGGAAACGCTTGAACTCTGTTCGCGCCCGTGCATACATCAAGCTGACACCTGACTCCGCATCAGCCGAATACAACGCGCTGTAGGTCGGACGCCATCCCGCAGCTTCAGCCTCACCGGACTGAACTTCAGTTTGCACCGCAAGCGCGAGGTTAGCGGACGCAGTGCCCGACGGAATGAACACGATCTCGTAGCCAACCCCGACAATCCAGTAGGTTGACTCGGGAATGTTTGGAACAATAGTCCCCGCAACCTGCAGCCGCTGCACCAAGTTGCCTGTCGCCCACGGGCGCTGGAGCCAGCGTGTGGTGTGGTTGTGCACACCGTCTCCGCTTGCATGCTTGTCGCTGGTGTAATTCAGGAACACGAGCGAGCTCATGTTGCTGCCGATATTGCCAGCCGTGGCGCTGGTCGTGAACCAGTCCATCACAATGCTGTTGAACCCTCGTGTCAGCGTCATGCCTTCGCCACCGATAGCACCGGAGTCAAAGCGCCGCATGTTCGTCACGCAGCCGCCTCGGACAGTCGCAGGGTGTGCATACACGCGGCTGGCCTGCGCCCCCACCCTGAAGTCCAGCGATACAGCGCCAGCGTCGATATAGCACGGCATGATTGCGGACTGCACCAGCGTGATTGTGCCCGGCTCTTGAATGCTGAAGTCACGCGTAAACCGACTCTTGTCACCCGTAGCCGTGCCGCCCATCCAGCCAACCTCATCCATCGCGCTGACTTGGATGCTGTTCATGATCTGAGTGCTGGCGCTGTGATCGTATTCATACGTCACCACGATGACGCCGCTCAAGCACGGGTAAGGCGCACCATTCACGCTAGTTGTCAGCGCCTCAATGCTGTGCGTGGCATTGGTTGTCACCAGCCCTTGTAGCTTGTCGATGCGGCGCACGAAGATGTCAGAATTCAATGTGTGAGCGTGACTCAGATCAGACACAGAGGTCGATCCGTCATAGCGCATCGTCAGCACCTGAGCAGCCGCAGCGGTCGTGCCGGTATGCACGTTCATCTCAAAGAAGATGTCGCGGTAGACCTTGCTCGCTTCCGGCAAGAAGGAATCCAGATTCGGCCACTGGTCGGCGGTCGTGCCCACGGTGGTGAAGCCTGTAGTCAAATTGCCGATGTTGCCATCGATCGGTATCTTGACCGTCTTGACGCGAGTCGTCGCCGCTGCGTCATCGTATTCATACGTGATGATGAGCTTCGCCGTAGCGTTACTAGTGATCGGGCCGGTGATCGTCAGGCGCGCATCAGCCGTCATGGATGCGCCAGTGTAGTTCGCGTTGAAGTATGCCGTCACATCGCGCTTGAAAATCCACGCCTGATTCTCACCGGAGTTGGAGATGGTGTGAGTAACCGTGGCCGTGGAGATCGCAACACCACCGAGCGCAACACCCATCAGCACGGCAGTCACGCTGGTCGCTGTAGTTCCGTTGTCCACCGCCGACACCTCAAGCACCACCGAGCGGAACGTGCGGCTCGTTGTCTCCGGTATGGCCAGCGCCGCTATCTGAGTGAAGTTACGGGCGGTAGCTGAAGCTGCGCTGGCCGTGCTCAGGTCGAACGCATACTCGATAGTCTTGACGCGCTGAGCCATGCTCTACACTCAGGCAGCCAGCAGACTTCTGATCTGATCCTGAACGGCCTTGTATTGCGCGTTGGCTCCGTTGATACGATCAGCGAGATCAATGAGCTCAGCCTTGCTGTTGGCAATGTCTGCGCGGAGCTGCTCAGCCTGCTCCCGAAGCTCGGGGAGCTGCTCGTCGATCTTGGCCTTGGCACGCTCAGCATCCTGTCGGATACCGCTCGCTGTGTGCACAGCGGCTTCCGTCTTTTCCTTCACGATCGCTGCCGCTTGCTGCTCGGCGTTCTGCACAACCTGACCTGCAGCGCGGTGCGCGTCCTCGACGATTGACGCAGCATGTGTCTTGGTCGCCTCGGCCTTAGCCTCTGCCTCGGCCTGTGCTGTCAACGCAAGATCGCGTGATGCTAATGCCTTGTCGCATGCAGCTTGCGCCTCAGCAGTTGCCTGCTCCAGCGATCCGATCTGCTCGAGTATCTCGGCAGCCGTAACGAACAGCTCGTGCTTTTTCGCTGCGCGACGGATCGCATCAGCTGCATCAGTTGCTTTGCTCATGATCAACCTCCTCTACGATAGCCGCGGCGTGCGATGCACACAGCAGTGATGACCGCGCCGGCGCCGGGAGTGGACAGGCGTGGTCGTGATACTTCGGGCACCTCGACAACAGCCTCGATGCCGTTCGATGTCTTGGTGATCGCTGTGCCTTGGGGATCGGTGAGCGGCATGTATGCCGTGCCGTCACCACCTTCCCACGCGGCCGTAGCGCCGCCCCACGTGCCGGTGAAGTAGACCGAGCGATCCGCGTGCTCAGCGTAACGCGCAGGAATGGGTGCGCCGTCGTTGTTGGCGGTGGTCAATGCCCACTGAAACTTGACGACCTGTCCGTTGCCGGAGAGATCGGTGATGGTCGGATTTACTGTTGACATTGCGCGCTCCTTTAATAACCCATGCCAGTGTCCGCCGGCTTCCAGTCACGGATGACCCGCGGTGCCTTTTCCTTCTGCCGGGTCAAGCCCGGGAACAGCTCAGCCATTGCCCAGACGAACGCATCGGCACGATTCGGGGAATTCTCACCGATATACCCGTTGGTTGTGAAGCCCCCCAGTTCTGACTCCAAAACAGGGAACACACCGCAGAACCTGATCTTGCCCTGCTCGGTCAGCGCCGCAGCAGGCTCAGCGCGCACCACCTTGCCACGGGACGCGCTGACCAGCTTCGTGCGGACACCCTCGATTAACGCTGCGATGCGTGCCGTCTTGACCACGTGGTCGACCATGGCGCCGCCATAGTTCTTCTCAGCCACGATGATGTCCGCCTCGTGCCGCATGAACGCCTGCACCACAACGTTGCCCCACGTAGCAGGGCCAGCCTTGACCGAGCAGTCCTCGAGCACATAGGCGCGACCATCGGTGCCCAGACCAGCGACGACGATGCCGATCTCGTCATTGCTCGCGTTGTCGATATCACCAGCACCGCTCGGATCGACAGCCACGACGACGCGGATCAGGTCAGGCGTCTCCTCGAGCCAGCGCTGCTTCTCGATGAGCTCATCACTCCACAGCGCACCCTCGGTCATGTCGGCGAACTTGCCCTCGAGGAAACGTGCGCGCTCTCGTGCCGGCAGCGCGGCCAGCTGCTTCAGGTATTCCGGCGGCAGATTCTCAACGTTGTCCGCAGGATTCATGAACAGGTGCGCGTAATTCTCCGGATCGGTGAGAGAACGCCCGGTGTCGGGCATCACGTGCTTGACGAACAGCTTGTAAGTCCAGTGCTGCTTGTTCGGTGGGTTCTCATCGTAGAACGCCTTCAGTCGCATCGGGCGCGTCGTGCCATCCTTCAGCACATAGTCGACCTTTTGCGCGAGACGCGTCATCGCCATGTTGCGCGATGCCCACGGTATCTGCGACGACTCGTTCATCAGGATCGTTGCGTATTCCTGCCCGAGAATTTTCTCTGTGCGATCACTCTCGTCGAGCCCGCCGAACCACACCTGCGAGTCGTTCTGCAGCCGCATATACCAGTCAGACTTGTCGATCTCGTAGTCGACCTCTGGGTAGCAGAGCTTCATCATCTTCGGCAGCGTATCGAGCACGACAGACGCCTTGACGTGATTGAAGCGCAGGCGCGTGATCAGGTGACGTGATGTCGGTGCCGCCATTGCGCGCACAGTCACTGCACGGCACGCTTCGAATGTTTTACCGCTACGTGATCCTCCGACAAGCAGCACGTTCATTGCAGGGCCGCCCATCAACGCACAGGCCTTCTGCTGGATTACGGTCGGCTTATAAGAGGTTGACATCTGCCTGCGTCAACGCCACGGTCAATCCACCTTTGTGCTCGACTTCCTGCTTGTCCTTCCACGCATCCGGGTGACGGTTCTTCAACCAGAATTGTGCCGCCTGCACGTCGGGCGGAAAGTGTTTAACGATCGGCGTCTTGATGATCACGCCCATGTGCATCTTGATGTCTGTGTCCGGGTGCGTGTAGCCCGTGGCGCGACGATACAGAGCGTTCACCACCTGCGCATCGCTCTCGACCTTGCCTGACCTCACCGCTTCTGAAAATTCAGGAATCTCTGCGAGCCACTTGGATACGCTGGCGATGGATACGCCCAGCATCTCAGCGAGCTCAGCGTTTGTTCCGCCAGCCTTGAGACGGAAGAAACGTGTAGCAATCCCGCAAAACTTAGGATCGTAGAGTGTGGGGCGCCCGGCCGCCATAATTTTAATATATTTTACTATTCGCCGAAGACGCTGGACATGCTCGACATTCCGGCCTTCGGCTTGTTGCCGGCAACCTTGTCGTATCCAGCACTCATCGCAGCGTTTGCTTGATCTGGCGACGCAGGCTCGCGCAGCAACTCCATTGCAGCGTTGCTCGCATCTTCGGCATTGTCGAATGTTTTGCCGGAACCTTCAGCAGATTCCTTGCCCATCTCTTCGCTCGGCGCACACTCGATGACAGTGAACGTGCCCTCGTCGGACAACATGATTTCCACGCATTTCATGATCAGCGCCTCCCGGCGTTAGATAAAGGTATCGGCGCCACGGTAGTCCGGCTTTTCAAACCTGTCAATAAGTTATTGATTGCTTTAACTTTAAAAAATATTCCATGAGGGTATTGACAGACCACTTAGAACTAAGTAATATTCGTTTCGTAGTAGGTAGTTTGGTTAGGGACTCCCAGCAGTTTGGACTCAAGGCCGCTCAGGTAAGACGGTCGCCCGAAACCCCCGGTAGCAGACTTAAGTCGATGCGCTGATCTAGGCCACGCGATGGCAAGGCTCATCTGGTCGGGGGAGACACCAATAACCGGGAAACCCAACATTGACAAGCAACCAACCCTTCCGGTCCTACTACCTGAGCATCTTCCAACGAGGGTGCTCAGCTGTTCAACACTACGGAGGTTCAAATGAGAGCTCAAATCGAATGCCCGAAATATGTCAACGCAGCAACGTTCGCTGCGATCGACAACGCGACCAAACAGGCTGACCTGAATGCCGCGGCGCAATACCTCAAGCAACCGGGTCGACTGCCCCCGACACTGAGGGTTCTCTACCTCGGCGACAGAGTTTCGCTGATGACTGGTTCATTGCGTTACTGCAGCCGCGTGGCGGTGATCGTATGAGCATCAACGAATCGTTCAACGCACCCACCGACAAGTATCCGACGGTGCTGAATGCAAAGCGCGCACGTGATGTAAGAGCACGAGAGCTCAGAAAGCAAGGCTACTTCGTCGTCACCCAGAAATGGGACTTGTCTGATCTGGCACGAGTTATCCGGTTCACACTCACAGCAGTCAATAAATAGGAGATCAACATACCACTGGAGCAATTTCAGTCCACGCTCACAGGGAAGCACGTTCACTGGGTCAAGCAGCTGAACGTCGGCCAGTCCATCGTTCTCAAAAAGAATGCGGGCTCGAACGTTGTTGAGGTCGTTATCGACCGCATCGAATAAAGCCCAGCGTCGTGCCCCACGGGGCACCGCGATGCGCTTTTGCATCGATCAACGGAGAATGACATGAGCAAGCAATCAATCGCACGTGACTGTGACGCACTGGGTGAGCTTCTGGCCGATCAGGCTGATCTGAAAAAACAGATCGACAAGATCAAGGCTCACCTGAAGGCCGAGGGTGTCGCCGCATACGAGGGTGAGCTGTTCCGCGTCGTGGTATCTGAGTCGGTCAGCTACAGGCTCGACATGGATGCGGTGCGCGCCAAGCTGAGCGCACAGTTCATCACCGCCAATCAGCAGCGCTGCGTTGCCATCAACGTGAAGTGCAGCGCACGTAACAACGAGGCGCTGGCGGCGTAGCACGCAGCAACCTGCATCCGTCACTGGGTGCAGTGTGATGCGCTGTTGCATCAATCAATGGAGGTTATATGCCACGAGTCCTACTCAACGCACCAGAGCTCAAAATCGACAAGGTGCTGTTCAAGGATCGCCCGATGCCGCCACACTGCAAGCTCGAGCGGCGCATCGTCTTCAACCTGCTGAACCATCTACACAAGGCTGGCTTCAACGTTCAGCACACGTTTGACGGTGAGCAGTTCGAGGTTGTCACCACACCGACGGAAGCAATGGAATTCATATTCAACCTCGATGAAGTGTCGGTGCGGTTTCGCAAACCGGGTTTCAAACCGGAACATGGCGTCCTGCTGGTGCTGGGCAATGACATCGACGTTATTGCAGACTGGAATTACACCGAGGGTGACCCGGACGGGTTTGACGCAGCGATGAATGCTTTCGACGCGGAGGATTACGCGTAGCACGCAGCAACCTGCATCCGTCACTGGGTGCAGTGTGATGCGCTGTTGCATCAATCAACGGAGATTTAAACATGAGCGCAACACGTAAAAGTTTTCCCGGCTACCCGAATGTCAAAGCCGGCTGGGTGCACACCGATCGATACGGTGAGGTGAAGCTGGTCGAGGTCAACGAAACCAGCGACGGGTTCCTGATCGGCTCAGCAGTTACACGATCCGGTGAGCACGTATTCAACCTGTTCATCGGGAGGGCGCAATGACCCCGACTATTAAATCCGTTCGACGAGTCACCGTAGGCACCCACCGTGGCCGTCGCACAGTGGTAGCCATAGGACCGGGTGACCTGCTGAGCTTTCGCGAGCACGGCCGTCGTCGCACCTTCTACCTCACCATCGCAGCCGGCTTTGATTTGGCTATAAAGATTCACGCAGCACACGCCCGCGCTGAGAAAGCGCGGCTTAAAAAACTGAAAGGAAAGTCATGAACGATAAACTCAAAGAGGGCGGCTGCAACCCCGAGCCCACCGACGTCCAACGCGCGCAATGGCGCAAGCACCACAAGGCGGGCACCACGCCCGGTAACCCGAAGTGGTATCGCGCCAGCAACCCGACGCCGAAGGCGCCATTCACGATCAGGCCTGCTCCGGTCTACCCGGCGCTCAAGCCTGCGACGTATTTCAAAAATCCGAAGTGGGACTACAAGAACGAAGCGCGCAAGGCGAAAGACAACATCCGCAATTACGTTGCGGCCTTTAACGAGCACATGCACTTTACGGAGGTGGACAAATGAGCTTATCGCTACGCAAGTATGAGCAGGACATCATCGACGAGGTCGTCGCGCAAGCCAAGGGTGAGGGCCTTCTGGTCTTCCTCGCTGAGCGCGGCACCTACGGCTTCATCACCAACGACACCGGATCATCGGTGGTCTGCTTTCAAGTCGATCTGGGCATAGTGTCATTCAGCGGCAACTACATCTCGCACAACTCCGGCACCGGCTGGCAGATATGCAAGGGTATGCCGTCCGCCGGGCTCGCTGACCTGCTGACGCACGGCGCGCCACAATGGGCGACGAGGGGGGAGGCTGTCAAGCGCACTACACTCGCCCATCACCTGAAGATCTATCAATCCTCATCACGCTACACGGAGGTGGTTAAATGAAACAGATCACACAAGCGGAACTGCTGGAACTGTTCGACTCTGAGGTGCACGCGCAGGTGGCTCTACTCGCGTCCCTCGCCGGCACGTCACACATCGTCGTCGTTGAAAATGAAGACATGTGCTCGAGTCACTTCGGTGCTCGCTCAGCACTGGCGGTCGGCCCGGGGCGCACGTTCACCTTCGAGCAGGCAAGTGATGTAGCGTTCAGGACCGGTGACGTCCCGTCCCGGTTTCAATATCCAAGATTCTACTGTGAGGTGAGCGCATGAGCCCGAAACTTCAAAACGCATTCATCACCGAGCTCACGGACAACATTGCAAAAGAGCTCCGGGCGCAGATCAACACGGGCCAGATCCCTGAGCACTGGGACGGGCACGAGCTGCGGGCATTGCTGGCCATACGCTTCACCGAGTCGGCCGCAATGTCACTGATCACACGCGAGCCGCGCAGCAAGCGCACTCGCGATTTCATCAACACTCGAATCACGGAGAACCTATGACACCGAAACATGACTGGTCGTTCTTGAAGGACTGGGTATTCTGGGCGGCCGTCGGGCTGCTCTGGTTTTTTATCTACTGGGGATTGGATACACTATGATCA